TCAAGGTCCTTACTCCATCGATAATGTCTACATCGCCACTCACGCCAAAAATATTCAGGACTATTGGGCAGATGTGAAATCGGGGGCGCGGATACGCCACCTGAAGGCAAAGTCACGCCGCGGCCCGAAGCCTGAGCAGAGGGTAGCAGCATGACATCCTCAGCCGAACTCATCGTCTTCATCGTGTTCGCCATGAGCGCGTTCATCGCTCTCGGCGAGATCGTTCTGATTAGCAAGCGGGCCGATGCGGCTCATAGGGGGCAACCATGATGCAGCAACCGGCCCGCTCTCTTCACGCCACTAACCCTACGCGTGGCGATTCCTTGCAGCTTGGTGCGCGATCCGCGCCTTTCACCCGGTCGCACTCTCTCGGGCCAAGAAATGAGAGTGCATCAGCTTCGATGCAGTCCGGGATTCACACGTCGCCCGGGCTGTTTGCTACCGCGATCGAGGAGCCTCGCGGCGGAGAAAAGGCTCCTCAATCATTTCTTCCCGCTCGCGCGTCGCTCAAACTCGCGAAGCTCGCGCAAGCGATGTTCGACGTATTCGCTGGTTCGTTCTGGCTGTTTTACGTCGCGCTTTGGATCGTCGTCATTCTCGGCATCCTTCCTTTCACTGTGTTCTGTTTGTTGCTCGTGAAGTTTTAGCCACGTCACGACATTCTTGGTAGCCGCCAAGAGTGTCACGAAAGTTAGTTCTTCGTTGTCTCCTTCCATGCAGAGCAATTTGCATGAAGGATTTTGGAAAATGTTCCGAAAGTTTAGGAAATCTCGAATGAGTACGATTGAGTTCACGCCGACAACCAAAGACGTTCTGCGCGATCTGATCGAAAGAGAAACCAAACGTGTCGGTTCTCGAACATTGGCTTTTGAAAATGTTGCGCGGACGATTGGCGCATCATCCAGTTGGATCAGAAAATTTATCACTTACGAGGACAAAGTTGCCGAGCCACGGATGACTCTGTTTCAGAATATAGCGGCCTATTACGCCAATGTTTGCAGCCGCATCGAACACGAACAGCAGGTCGAACGAGAGAAGAGCGCGCGTCTATTGGGGAAACTAAATGCGATTAATACGAGCCTTGATGGGGTGGTGGAAAGAGAGACGAAAACGGAAGCGATTGGAGAGGGCGATTAAATGACAAGAACCGTCTGGACCAATAACGAACTCACCACGCTTCGCCGTATGCTGGGCGCTGGAAAGACGCACGCTGAAATAGGCCGCGAGCTTAACCGCAGCGCGAGCAGCGTTAAGAACAAGGCCATTTCGCAGGCGATCTTCAGCGATCAGCCAAAGGTTGCTCTAGACCGGAGGCAAAGCGCATGAGCAATCCAACGCTCTTATGGCCTCTTGAGAGAACAGAACGCCTCAAGAAGCTATATGCGGCTGGACTATCATGCTCGCAGATAGCGGCTGAATTGAATTGCGGGCTGACGCGCAATGCAGTGATTGGCAAAGTGCATCGCCTTAAACTTGAGCGGCGCGGCTTTATAGCCGGCCAACGCAAGTCGGTTAAAGCGAAGACGCCCAAGCCCCAAAAGTCTACCGTCGTCGCAACACGTTGGGGTGCGTACAGCGCAGAGACAAAAGCCCCAGAGTTGGCTCCTGATCCTGTGGTCGATCTTGAATCGCTCAACATCGCATTTGATGACATCCGCGCGTTTCAATGCCGCTGGATCACGCAACAGCATCCAGTTTTGTTCTGTGGGCACTTGGCACTAGTCGGCAGTTGGTGCTCGGCGCACCGCGCGGTCGTGTTTACGCCTCGGACTGAAAAGCGCGCAACTCGCAAGATGGAGTTGGCGGCATGAAGCATCTCTCCATCGCCGCAACGATGCGCCGTATTCAGCGCTGGTCTCTCCGTAAGCAGCGCGATCATCTTTCCGAATTGATTGCATTAGAGCTTCCGCACTCAATCCGGCGCAATGAACTGGAAGCCGCGCTTGCTGACATTGTGATGCGAGATTTGAAGGCTGGAAACAAAGGGCTGAAAGCGAAAGGTGTAGCAGCATGAGTATGGAATTGAGCGAATGGCGCGAGAAGGTCAGCAAGCATCTGCAATTCATCGAAGCCGGTTCGCAAATGGCGGTTCGTCACGCTGAAATGTTGCCATTGCGGCCATCGTTCGAAACGAAGGCGGAGGACGATTTGGCAAAGGCGCGCAAGGCTCTAGAAGCCGCTCTGGCGAATGTTATTGCGGCACAGGCTGTCTATTCCAACAAGCCGGTGGAGCAGAACCATGCAGCATAGCGCATCTGTGGTAGCCGTTGGCTCGAATAATCCGCCAAGCCCAATCGAACACGCTCAGTCCGTTGTTGATGATATCAACTCTTGGCTGGCGGATCATCCGGTTATCGAAAGCGAAGATCAGGCCCGCGAGGCCAAGCCCTATCTTGACCGCGCGAAGGCGGCTTTCGAGGAAATGGAGGCCGAGCGCGACGGCAAGGTTCGTCCTTTGAATGAGCAAGTCAAGGCGACGAACGAGACCTACAAGTCACTGCACAATACGGACCCGAAGAAGCCGGGCAGGTTCGACAAGATAGTGATCGAGCTTAAGGCGCGTATTGCCGCGTTCATGCTCCGGGAGGAAGAAAAGCGCCGCATTGCAGCGGAAAAGGCTCGCCTAGCACAGGAAGAAGCCGAGCGCATTGCGCGCGAGGCAGAGGCCAAGGAAGCCGAAGCAATCGAAAACGCTAAGGCTGGCGAAGTCATTGACATTGCCGAGGTGACTAAGCAGGCCGATGAGGCGTTCAGCGAGTTTGAACGACAGTCGAGGTTTGCAGCGCGTGCAGAACGCGAAACGAAAGTGAAGATTGGCGGCGGTTTTGACAAATCGGCCTCGCTTCGCAGCGTCGAAACACTTCACCTTGAAAGCTATGGCAAGGCCATCAAAGCCATCGGCCCTCACGACAAGATCAGAGACGCAATCCTATCTGCCGCGCGGGAGTACCGGAAAGTTCATGGCGCGCTGCCAGATGGCGTCACAGCTTCCTATGAAAGGAAGCTCTGATGTTTAGTGAGCAGCAAACCAAAGAGCTAACGGCCCCGCTTTCTAAGGCTCACGTCAAAAAGAACCCGAAAGGGTTTGATTACGTGGAGGGCTGGCACGCTATCGCGGAGGCAAACCGCGTATTCGGCTTTGACGCATGGGATCGGCAGACATTGGAAATGCGCCAGCTTGGCGAGCCTGAGCAGGTAAATGGAAATTGGCGCGTGGCGTATCATTGCCGGGTGCGCATCACGGTAAGGGCTGGCGAAACGATCATTACTCGCGATGGCTCAGGTTATGGCTCCGGTATCGTCAAGGATATCCGTGACGCTCATGAAGGCGCAATCAAGGAAGCAGAAACCGACGCCATGAAGCGGGCGCTGATGACGTTCGGGAATCCGTTCGGTCTCGCTCTTTACGATAAGGCGCAAGCTAACGTCGTGGAGGAGGTTGACGAAAGCTACGCGAAGTTCCTCGACGCAACAAGAGACATCATCCGCACGTCATCCGACCCCGCCGCGATTCGCGAGTGGTGGCAGTCTGACGATCAGAAAAAAATGCGTCGTGATTTCGGCCTGACCGAGGCCGATCTGAAATCATTGATGGCCTTTCTCAAGGCGCGCCTCGAATCCCTCGAAGGAAAGAAGAAAGCAGCATGATCAGATACGACGCAGTTATCAGCCGCAAAGACAAAGATGGGAAGTGGCGATCAACAAAGATCGGCGTGGCCTTCCCGAAGGATGATCGTTTCAACATCGTGCTTGATGCGCTCCCAATGCCTAACGCCGAAGGGCAGGCGTTCATTACACTGTTCCCAGCTAAGCCGAAGGATGGCAAAGCCGAGGGCCAAGGCACCGCGCCGCGCGGCAGCGACATGAACGACCAAATCCCGTTCGCCCCGGAGTGGCGCTGATGCAGACAGTCGTCCTTTGCAGCCCGACGCGGCGGTCAGTCGCTAAGCAGTTGATCGACCGCGCCCCAGTGGACGCGGTTCTAACCATACGTGAAGCGAACCGGACCACGGATCAGAATGCACTTCTATGGTCGGTTCTCTCCGATATATCGCGGGCAAAGCCGGATGGTCGATGCCACACGCCGGAAGTTTGGAAATGCTTGTTCATGAGCGCGTGCGGTCATGCCGTGCAGTTCGAGCTTGGACTTGACGGCAAGCCGTTCCCGGTCGGATTCAGGTCGTCGCGGCTGACCAAAAAGCAATTCAGCGATCTGATTGAGTTTATCTATTCGTGGTGCGCTGAGAAGGGTCTGCATATCGAGACAAGGGAGGCCGCATGAGCTTCGTTGGTTTTAAGCAGCCTCGCGAGAGAGACGAGAAGCACCTGAATTTCGTCAGGTCGCTTCCTTGCTGCATCTGCGGCGGGATCGATACCGAGGCCGCGCACATCAGGACTGCATCACTAGAACATGGCAAGCGTGGCTTAGGGATGCAGGAGAAGGCATCTGACACGTGGGCTGTTCCGCTCTGCAATGCCCATCACCGTGAGCAACACAGCATGAATGAAATGGCATTCTGGCGAATGCACGGCATCAACCCGTTTCTGCTGGCGATGTCGCTGAAGGCCACGCGATGAGCCGCACCATCACCAGGTTCGATTACAGGGCGCTGGGGCGCTTGCCGGCCGGCCAGATGAATAAGACCGAGCAAGCATACGCGGCGCATCTAGAGCTTATTAAAGCGTCAGGAGACGTGCTGTGGTGGAAGTTTGAAGGCGTCAAGCTGCGGCTAGCGCATAACACGTTCTACACCTGCGATTTCATGCTTCTGCGCAGAGACGGGCAGATCATCATGGACGAAATCAAAGGATTCATGACTGACGACGCGGCGGTGAAAATCAAAGTAGCGGCGTCTCTCTATCCATTCCAGTTCCGCATCATCCGCAAGTCTGGCGGCATGTGGAAGATAACCAATGTAGGGCCTGAAGAGGCAAAGGAGGTTGCATAATGGAAGCGACGATAGGCCACAACAGCGGAATTGAGCCTGATATGCCGGCGACGAGGCTCGCCAAAGAACAACTCAAGGCGATCATTGAGCGCATTGAGAGATGCGAAGAGGAGAAGAAAACAATCTCTGACGACATTCGAGACATCTACGCCGAAGCCAAAGGCAACGGCTACGACGTGAAGGCGCTGCGGACCATCATTCGGATGCGCAAGCAGGACGCCAACGAGCGCCAGGAGCAGGAAACCATCCTGGAAACCTATATGCATGCACTTGGAATGATCTGATGCGCTGGTGGCGAGCATACGAGGAAGCGGCGACCGATCCGAAGCTGCAACTATTGCCGGCTGAGTTATTTAGGACGTGGTTTAATCTGATGTGCATCGCCTCTAAGAACGGCGGCGAATTGCCGGCACTTGCCCATCTTTCATACACCTTGCAAATGAAACCAGAGAAGGCGGCACAAGCATTAGCACAGCTACATAAGGTGGGCCTGCTAGATAAGACCGATACGGGGTTCGCCCCGCATAACTGGAATGGTAGGCAGTACAAGAGCGACGCCACAGATGAAACGGCCGCTGAACGGATGCGACGTTACAGAGAGAGGAGGCGTAACAACCGTAACGGCGACGTAACGGTTACTGTTCCCAGAGAACAGATAACAGAAACAGATACAGAGAAGGAAGAAACGCGCGCTAGCGCGCTTATCGATGATGATTGGCCAAAGGACTTTCGGGAACAGTTCTGGAATCGCTATCCGAACAAAGTCGGCAAGCCGAAGGCACTTGCGAAGCTCGAAGGGGCGCGAAAGCGGAAAGTGCCGTGGCGCTCAATCATGGACGGCTTGGAGCGATACATCCGGGATAAGCCAGCCGATCGGGCTTGGTTGAACCCTGAAACGTTCGTCAATCAAGAGCGCTGGAACGATCAACCTGCCAACGCGGGGCATAAGCCTGACTTGTCGCCCGTGCCTCCGTCGCACATTGATTGGGATGCTGTCCTGACGAGTTTCAAACGCTTTGGAGTTTGGTCGAAGCACGCGGGGCCGGATTTGGATTCGCCGGAATGCCGCGCGCCGCCTGACATGCTGACGAAATACGGGCTTGCCCGTGCGCCAATCGCGCCGCCGACAATCCCACATCTACGCTCAATGGATAGCTGACGATGCGATACCCGATCACAAACCGTTATGGGGAAACGGTAGAGCCGACCGGGCATATCCGCGAGCGCATAGCTGCCGCTATCTCTGCTGGCAGGCCATCGGGATACGCACGAGACCGCCACACCGAAGTCAGGCTATCCGATCCAACCGGGTATTTTCTCTACAGCCACGACAAAGTAACGCGCGATCTTCGCGAGGAATGGGCGGACAATCTGTTAGTTGCGTTGGACAAGCTGGGGCTTGCGATTGTCGAAACGGGCGAAGTCGCATGACCCTCGGCATCCGTTGGTCACGGGAGATCATTCCAATCCGAAAACGAGGGGCAATCTGGATCATGGTGGGGCGGACGAGGAAGATCGGGAGGCGACAGCCAAATGGGCAGCTTGCGCGAGCCTATATCAATCCGAAACAGCAGGTGGCGCAACAGCCGCACCGGTTGGCCGTAGTCATATCGAAATACCGGGAATGGCCGGAAGCCGAATCCGAGTTCGGGCGGTTGATGTTGAATGGATTGGTTACGCCGGCGCAGTACGAGGCTGGCAAGCAATACGCCGAATTGGCGGCCCGATATCGTTCAGCGTTGCTGTGTCCGCCGCTGACCCCCTCTGGAATCGATTTAGAGCGCGTTGGGTGCGGTAAAGGCGGTGGGATGGCAGATGGTACTGCTCGGTCGGTTAAACGCGCCTATGACGCTGCATTTGAATCCTGCGGGCCTCACAAATACCAGAGGGCGATTGCACATCACGTCATTCAGGATCGGCACGCAGAGATCGAGGCGAGGAAACTGTTGAAAGCCGGATTAGACAAACTTGTCGATCATTTCGGGATAGACCCGAAGCTGCCGCTTGACAGGCCGATGCGAATAACAGATTCTCGCAGTTAATGCAGATGACGAATTGCGCCCCCGGCCGGTTAACCCCGCGACCGGGTTTTGCTTTTGGGGCGATAGATGCCCTTCTCCCCCGTCAGGTTCAGCGCCTATGCCAGAGACCTTGCCGATGCTGTGTATGGGTTGAGCAGGGAGCAACGCCAGATGTCGATAGATCGGCTTAGAGCAAAGCTTCAGCAAGCCGCGGGTGTCGCGCCGCGAGTGATGGCAGACATTGAAGCTGAGGCTGATGCGCTCATTGCGGAAGAATCCGAGATCAAGCGGCAGAAGGATGAGGCGTTCGCGCCTCACCGAGAGGTATTAGCCGAATCAAGAACCGAGCTACAGGCCGTCAAGGATGCGCTCAATCTGATGAGCAATGGTGGGCCGCCGCTGGACGACGATGAGCCTAACGTTACTCCACTGCCACTGGTGCGCGGCTATCCGCAGTGAAGTCTGAGCAGAAGCGCCAAAGCAATCGAGCCTATGATCAGCGTCGCAGGCAAGAGAAGCCATGGCGCAAACTATACAGCACAGCTCAATGGCGGGCTTTACGCGCAGCACAGCTTGCAAAGGAGCCACTGTGCCGGCGCTGTTCTGATCGCGGTCAGATAGTTATCGCAACAGTCGCGCATCACATCAAGGCGCACAAAGGCGATATGGAATTGTTCTTTGATGCTAATAACTTGGCGTCATCCTGCGCCGACTGCCACGACATTGACGAGCAGCGCATCGAGCGCGGCGGGAAGGCTCGTCAAGACATAGGTGCTGACGGTTGGCCGCTCTAGGGGTAGGGGGTTGTCAAATCTCTAGGTCGTTGGGGGCGGCTACCGGCCACGGAGTCAAACTTCCATAAACCGTTAGAAACCCAATTAAGGCACATATGACGATGAAGCGCGGGCGAGTATCGGCAGCGGCGCTGGAAATAGCCCCTATGGGCGCTATTGAGCGCGTCGAGCGAGTCCGGCCGCCTCCTGAAATGGTTGACGAGGAGGTTGAGGTTTGGGCGTCTGTGGTCAATTCGGAGGCGGCTGATTGGTTTACATCGTCAACCGCTCCGCTGCTCGCCCAATACTGTAGGCATGTGGTTCAGGCGAAGCGCGTTGCGGCTCTTATCGAGCGCGCTACGTCTGATGCTGAACTTGCTGTTCAGGATTATGATCGTCTTTTGCATATGCAGGATCGTGAGAGCAGGGCAATCGCAATGCTCGCGACGAAAATGAGAATTTCGCAGCAATCGATAACGAACCATCGTGGCAACAAGCAAAAAACGACGCGCAAGCCCTGGGAGGGCTGAGACGCGCGCCGAGCGAAATATCGCTTGGATCGAGAAATATTGCAGGGTGCCGGAAGGCGCACACGTCGGGAAGCCGCTTAAGCTTGCGCCGTATATGGTCGACGACTTCAAGCTGATCTACGACAACCCGCATGGGACGCGGCGGGCGATCATCAGCCGGGGGCGGAAGAATGCCAAGACGACAGAGAGCGCGCTTATCCTGCTGCTGCATCTCTGCGGACCGGAGGCCAGACCAAATTCACAGCTAAACAGCGCGGCGCAGTCGCGGGAGCAGGCGGCGATCCTGTTTTCGCTGGCGGCAAAAATGGTCCGGCTCAGTCCGTCGCTGAATGAGTTTGTGACGGTTCGGGACACCGCGAAGCAGTTGGCGTGTTCTGAACTTGGGACGCTCTACAGGGCGTTATCGGCGGACGCGACAACGGCCTATGGGCTTTCTCCGGCGCTAACGGTGCATGACGAACTAGGCCAGGTCAAAGGACCACGCTCGGAGCTATATGAGGCGCTGGAGACGGCGACGGCGGCACAAGAGCAGCCGTTATCGATCATTATCTCGACACAGGCACCGACCGATGCCGACCTTCTGTCCGTCCTGATCGATGACGCTAAAACCGGGCGCGATCCGCGAACCGTGCTGCGGCTGGATACCGCGCCCGATGATCTGGATGCGTTCGGGGAAGATGCAATAAGGGCTGCAAATCCGGCCTTCGACCACTTCATGAATCGGCGCGAAGTGCTGGAGATGGCGGAAAACGCCAAGAACATGCCGTCTCGGCAACCCGAGTTTGAGAACCTTGTTCTGAACCGGCGCGTCGAGGCTAACGCGCCGTTTGTGTCGCGCGAGTTGTGGAAGTCGTGCGCTGGCGCGGTGCAGGAGTTCGATCGATTTACGCCGCTTTATGCGGGATTGGACCTGTCGGAGGTAAGCGACCTCACCGCATTCGTGCTGATCGGCCGGATTGACGGGGTTTGGCACGTCAAGCCGACGTTCTGGTTGCCGATTGAAGGATTGCATGATCGAGCGCGCAAGGATCGCGTGCCCTATGATCTATGGCACGAGCAGGGGCACCTAGTCGCCTGTCCGGGGAAGACGGTCGATTATGAATACGTTGCCGAGTTCCTGCGCAGCCAGTTTGACGAATACAACATCGTTAAGGTGGCGTTTGACCGCTGGAATATGCGGCATCTGAAGCCGTGGCTCGCGCGCTCCGGCTTTGATGAGACCACGATCGAAGCCAAATTCGAGGATTTCGGGCAGGGTTACCAAAGCATGAGCCCTGCGCTTCGCGATCTTGAGGCCGAAATACTAAACGGGCGCATTGTCCATGGCGGCCATCCGGTTTTGACGATGTGCGCTGCGAATGCGGTGGTGCAGACCGATCCGGCCGGCAACCGTAAGCTGGCTAAAAGCAAGAGCTCGGGCCGCATCGACGGCATGGTGGCGCTAACGATGGCGATCGGTGTGGCACCGCTCGGTGTCGAACCTGTTAAATCCTTTTGGGAAGCCGCGTAAATGGGCATCCAGTCGCGCCTTGGCGCAGCATGGCGCGGTTTGACAGGAAAAGCGGAGGGCTCAGGCAATCCGCGGTATGACCAGCTTGCCGCGTTCGCTGATGTCTATGGGTCGAGGCAGTCGCGATCAGGACAGAGTGTGACTTCTGCAACATCACTCGGTGTTGCTACCGTTCTTGGCTGCGCCCGTGTGATTGCCGAAGGCATCGCGCAGTCTCCATTGAAGCTTTATCGGGAGCGAAATGCAGGCGGGAGTGATCCTGCCGTTGATCACCCGCTTTATCCGGTTCTCTATCGCAAGCCGAATCCTTGGCAGACCTCATTTGCCTTTCGGGAAATGATGGGGATGCGGCTGGTTTTGGAAGGAAACAGCTTCTTCTTTAAAAACAGGGTTGGAAAGCAAATCCGCGAGTTGCTGCCGATCGAGCGCAGGGTCGAGATCAAGCAGAATACCGATCTGTCCCTGAGTTATCGCGTCGAAATGCAGGATGGATCGTGGCGCGAATTCGCGCAGGACGACATTTGGCATATCCGCGGCCCAGCTTGGTGTTCAGCCGCCGGCATGGATATGGTGAAGGTGGCGCGCGATGTCATTGGCCTTGCCATGGCGATCGATAACGACCAGGCACTTCTCTACAAAAACGGGCTTCGCACCAGCGGAACATATTCGGTGGACGGCACGCTGACGCAAGAACAATACACCGGCTTGCGCAAGTTCATTAAGGACTATCAATCCGACGAGGGCGGTGGCCCTCTTATCCTCGATCGCAGCGCGAAGTACCTTCAGCAGACATTGACCGCGGTCGATGCTCAGACGCTTGAGCAACGCAAGCAGCAAGTCGAGGAAATCTGTAAGGTCTTTCGCGTGATGCCGATCATGGTCGGGCACAGCGACAAGGCGGCGACGTATGCCTCAGCTGAACAGATGTTCATTGCCCATGTGGTGCATACGTTGCAGCCTTGGTGCGAGCGGATCGAGCAGTCGATCGATAATGATCTTCTCAGTGAAGAGGACCGAGCGGCGGGCGTGTACGCCAAGTTCAATCTGAACAGCTTGCAGCGCGGTGCCTTTGAGACCCGCATGACGGGCTACAGCAAGGCACTCGGCGCGGGCGGCTCGCCAGCTTGGATGACGCCTAACGAAATTCGCGCGCTGGAAGAAATGAACCCGATTGCGGGCGGCGATGAATTGCCGACACCGACCAACCCTGCACCGCCGGTACCGGACGGAGGCCCTTCTAAATGATTGACCGCATCCGCTTTGACGGCGAATTCAAGTTCTCGACGGATAAGCAAGGCGCGTTCTCAGGGTATGGTGCGATGTTCGGCAATGTGGACTCTTACGGTGATGTGATCGAGAAGGGGGCCTTCAAAGACACACTGCGAGCCTGGGAGGATAAGGGAAAATATCCTCCGATGTTGTTGCAGCATGGCGGCGGCATGT